ATGTTTTCCAGAAAAAGAAAAGGCTCTCCGCTGGCAGCAATAGTCAGCTACACCCTCCCCAAGTTACATACGGGAAAGACCTGGTATGTAGATTTCACCTGCTATGATCCGGCAGAACAAAAGATGAAACGGAAGAAATACATGCTCGACAGAATCACCAAAGTGACAGAGCGACGAAAAATGGCTGCTGAAATCATCACTAACACAACTCTGCGTCTGCGCTCCGGATGGAACCCATGGGCTGAACTGTCAAACTCCAGACAGTATACTAAAATCAGCGAGATTATTAAACTATACGACAAGTATTTGTCAAAGCTACATGCAGCCGGAAGTATTAAAGACAGCACATTCACCGACTACAACAAAAGATTAAACGTGCTACGGGATTATATGGAGAACCACTCCCTACCCATTATGTACGTCTACCAATTCAATCTGTCTTATATCAGCGACTTTTTGGATCACATGCTTCTTGACCGCGATGCCAGTGCACGTACCCGGAACAATTATAAGATATGGCTGTCATCATTCTGCTCCTGGTTGGTTGAAAAACAATATATGGAAAGTAATCCCTGTGAACGTATCAAAACACTCAAAGAAGAAGATAAAAAACGAACCGCCATATCAGCGGAACACCTGCAACGTATCAACAAATATCTATCCAAGAACAATCCTTATTTTCTTTTGGCATGCAGAATGGAGTATTACACCTTTATCCGACCCGGAGAATTAATTAATATACGACTACGGGATATCAACCTAAAGGACCAAAAGATATTGGTTGCATCGAATATCTCCAAAAACAGGCGTGACGGAATGGTCGGTCTCAATGATGAAATCGTCAAACAAATGTTAGAGCTTGACATATTCAGTCATGATAGCAATGATTATCTCTTCAGTACCGGATTCAAACCAGGAAAGAAAAAAATCACGACCCGCATACTCCGGAATGGCTTCTACAAAATGCGCTCCGCCCTCAAGCTCCCGAAAACATACATGTTCTACAGTCTGAAAGACTCCGGTATTCGTGATCTGGCTAACGCCGCCGGCATAGTAGTCGCCCGTGATCAGGCACGACATGCCGACATATCAACCACTAACAAGTATTTGCAGGGAAGCTCGTTAACCGTACATGAAGAAACCAAGCATTTTGAAGGAAACTTATAAAAAGAAGGTTAATACATAGTAAAATTACTATGTATTATTTGCACATAATAAATTTACTATGTATCTTTACAATGTCAATAAAACAAGAACCATGAATGAAAAAGAAGAAATTTCAGCCTTACTCCATCGTTTAACACAGTTAAAAATGGAGTTGAAGATGACAGAGTTCACGTTTAAGAACAACAAAAAGTTAACAGAACAACAAGTAAATTCCATTCTAGATGAAAAATTAAGAATAGAAAAATTCATCCGGATTCTGGAAAACAGATTGAAAGAGTTAGAAAATTAATTGTTAAACCAGTCCCCTTAAACAAGGGGACACAACCCTATATAATATGTCAGACATCAAAAAAGAATTGAAGGAACTGGAAGAGATCATGCATTCAACAGATGAAGACAGAGAACAAAAATTCGAAAAAAAGTTTCTCTACATCCGAGAACATTACACCAGCGAAGAAGATAATGAGGCTATTTATAACTTTACCCTAAACGGATACAAACAAATCAATAATGAACTGGAAAACATGACTCGCTATTTGGAACTCCAGAATCAGATCAAAAGCGTAAAGGAAATAATACCTGTCTCATATATCGCCCGGAACTATTTCGGGAAAAGTGCCGCTTGGTTACAACAACGTCTTTACGGTTATAAAGTAAGAGGTAAGGTATATACCCTTAACGAAAAGGATATCAAAACCTTAAACCTCGCGCTACAGGATATTAGCAAAAAGATTGGTTCACTCACCATCGCACTGTGATGGTCTGTTTTATTGACACGATCCCCGTAGTTGAACCGCTACGGGGATTTTCTATTCTAGTCAATTCTATAAAATATACCTTTCATCACCTTGTTTATCCCGTTCACATCTATCTCCGCCTCTATTTTCTCACACAAATATTGCTTGTTACCAATTAAGAACACTTTATTCACATCCGGCAGTTTATCCGTAATGAACTGAATAGTATAAGGAATATCGGAATGAAACAGGTTAAGTGATGACAATTTGTTGCCGATACTATCCGGACATACATCATTCAAGCTCAACGAATAAGGCATAAGTGTTGATACCAGCCCTTCAGGTCTTTGTTGGTAATCGGTAAACGGATAAGCATAATCAAATGATTGCCCGTTAACGGTATGGCGGTTGAATATACCGGTATTGATCGCAACCTCCATAATATCACTCTTTTTTTGCTTCTCCTGCAATTCCACATTACCTTCAATAGCCTCCTGGATATTGAAGGCACTCTGCTCGTAACCCACTTTATGAAAGCTCACGACCGGGATATTAAAAAACAAGGGAGTGTCTGTGCGCACATAATCAAAATTATGTGAAAGAAAAGTGTAAGTACCTATATTGTATTGTACTATTTTGGCCGGAACGATCCGCAAAGAGGCGCTCGTTTCTGATTCCGGATTCCGAATCAAGTCAGCATATAAGTTGACTTCACGAAGACTGTTTTTATCACCCTCATTATAATTAATGTAATACCGCCTACCAACCACAAAGAGCGTCTTTTTTCTGTTCTCATCAGACATGGCGTTATAAGCTTGCACCAGTTCGTCGTAAGTATTGTATTCAGTCTTTTGAGCCGCCTCTATCAATTCCCTATCCAACCGTAAGAAGCCATCATCAGTCACAGACGACAAATCATAACTGACATTGCCGGAACTGATATCTTTATCGTCTTTTTTATCTTCAATCTCCACAGAATACTCATGAAGTACAGCGTCTTCATTAATCACCTCTTTATCAGAAAAAGAAAAATAGTCATTTAATTTGGCGAAACGAACCACTTTTGTATGTTCATCCACAATAGTAATCACACCCAAAAACTTCTCCAATTCATCAAAGAATTCTGAAACCGTCCAATGTGGGAGCGCACTGGATATTCCTAATGACGCCACCGCACTACAGACATACACATTACGCAAAAAATTATTATCGAAAAAAGAGGTATCAAACGTGTAACCAAAATGCTCCACTATTTTTGTAATCACAGTCATTAAATAAGGCTGAATACATGTATGCAAGAACTCCGGACAAGGAAGAAATCGGTTAGAGCCATCTTCGTATTGAGCATTATTATTCAAATTCTCCGGATTCACATCCTGATAGAAAACAGGAAGCCAGACAGATTCAACCTGATCAACCGATCCATAATAATCAACCATCTCAGAAGCCGGCAAAAATCCTCCAATGGGACGACCTACAACCGGTGTCCAATCACTACCTAAATCCAACTCATCCACATAGATATCATCATTGGTCAGCAAATTAAACTCCGCATTTCCGGACACCAGCTGCACTTTAACCCGTGTTTCTTCTACAGACATCAATACGGCACTGCCGGATAACAAACATCTGGCATCAACCATAAGGACGGCCGTCAAGATGGTTTTCTTCTTGGTCACATCGAGCCGGTTAATATGACCAAAAATCGCGTAATTGGCCGACATTGGAAGTTCTATATCCAATGAATAGTTGGAACTGCGTGTAAAATACGGATTCTCAGAAGCCAACGTAAAATAAAAATCTTCTGACAATACAGCCAGTTGCCCGTTTATATATAATTCCGTCATAACCTGTTGCGTGATTTATTGTTATTTAAACGATTGTATTCTTTTTGCGCCTGATTAATGCCATGTTTGCCTGTAACATATGTTTCAGCCACCAACGGTTCTTGAAGACGAGACTGGACTTTTTTCATTGTCTCGGTACATTCAACTACCAGCCGATGCAGTTCCAAATCCACCCCGCTTCCACCTTCGGATACTGGCACCACAGCAGACGGAGCAACCACTGCCGACACATCGCTAGCAGTCAGGCTGCCCACTGTATTGGTACGCTGTGCATGATCAATTAAATTAAGTACGGGACGAATAGCCGGATTCGCCACCGCAAAACGGTTGGCAACAAATTCATTGGAATGTACAATACCCTGAGGGCGATCCCATTCACCGGGGCCTGTGAAGCCTCCGGTATAGAAATTACCAATCATACCCTTAACAGCTGCAAATGCAACTTTGATGGCCGCAATCTGGGCAGCTGCTTTCGCTATACCAATGAAAGACAAAGGAGCAGTAGCCGCTGCATTTTTGGCTGTGATTTCAACAGCTGTGATTTCAAGGACCTTCTCCAAGGCATCAACCGCCATCAGCAGAGTCTCACGGAGAAAACTCTTCATTGTCAGTTCTCCATTAGCAATCATTTCACCTAAGGTCTGCCCATAATCCTCAGCTATCCCCTTAGCCATATCCGTATATTTTTGGGCCAAGGCCCTTTCTTTATCCTGAGCCTCTTTTCTTTTTTGGTATTCCCGTTCATCCTCCTTCAACCTGTTAGCGTTAATTTGCTTTTGGAAGTCTGCTTTTTGTTGTTCTGTTAATTGATAATTGGCCAGCATATCGCTATAATAACCGTATTCCAAATCAGACAAAAGCCGAAGATAATCTTCTTCAGATGTCAGGTTTTGATAATGATAACGGGCAGCCGATTCAATATCTAACTGATATCGCTTTTCTCTAGCTGTCAAAGCACGTTGCTGTGCCTCTTTATACTCTTTATCATCTTCTTGCCTGCAACGCTCTTTGAATTTAATTTGTGCATCTAAAATCTTTTGATTGATTTTTTCAATCTCATCCGGCTCCATACTGGCAACCTCTAGCTGTCTGTTCAAATGCCGCATTTCCAAATCTTCAACCAACCGGGCATACTCTTCTTGTGTCATCAAGTCACTGTCAATATACAATTGCTTGAGATGTGCCAATTCAGACAAATATTCTTTTTCCTCCTTGGCCAACGCATCTTTTTTCGCTTTCTCTTTATCCACGACTGTTTTAACACAAGTACAAGGTGAATTGCCACAAACCGGACATTTAGAACCACCTGCATTATTTGAAACTTGAATTTGGATTTTCTCTTCCATCATTTTGAGTAATTGAGCACGCTTATTTTCGAGTGCCTTAATATCATTCTGATAGTTTTCTCCTTGATTTTCAACAGCTCCAAATGTGAACATACTGCTTAGATTTCTCGGTAAAGCCTTAATAGCTCCCCAAAATGTTTTTCTCTCATCCAAATACTTTTTTTGTTTCTCTTTTAAAGAGTCAAGTTCTCTGTCAGTATCAACCAATCGACTTTTTGCAGATTCCACTTCCGCCAAAGTAAGCAAACTTTGAATATATTTATCCACCGACATCCGTGCATTATCGGTACTTATTGTTTCAAGATTTAAGTTACCTAAATATTCAGGTGAAATATCATTCAATTTTTTAATAGCCTTCAACCTGTTTTCTTTAGATTGGGACTCATTCCTTGCTATTTTATATAAAGTCTCAATTTGCGCTTTCTCCGCTCCTATGTTTGTCAATGCCTCACTTTGCACCTCATTCAAAAGTTTTTGAGCGCGGGTTGCTTCTGAAGTCCTGCGTGTGAACAGATATAAAGCTCCCACTACTGCTATAACCGTAATCGCCACTGTTGCCAGTGGGTTTAACTTTAAAATCATAAAAAATGCCTGCATAGCCAATTTGGCCTGATTAGTTTTTCCGGTCAGTGCGGAAGTAGCTGCAATATACAACCAAGTAGAAGCTGCCACCGCCTTATCCCAAAACTGTTTCACCTTCAGCACAAGCACATATTGACCGGTTTCAGTCTTCACCTTGTTAGTCCAAAACCATTGCAGTTTCACCGCAACAATGTATGAAGCAAGCACACTGCCTGCATAAATCAAAAGCCGACCGTATTCCTTAATAAAGTCAATCACCGAAGGTGCCACCTTAATAAGCTTTGTAGTCCACCCGGTCAGCATATTCAAAGACGGATTTAATCTCTCCATCAGTTCAATACCCGTCTCTCTCAGCTGATTCTTCAGCTGGGCCATTCTAGCTTCATTCGTCTCAGAATTGATCGCAGCCTGCTCCATAGCCACATTAGTCCCTGTCACTGCCCTGGTATAATAATCCACCTTGTCCGCACCCTCTATCAATGTCTGCGCCACAGTATAGGTTTCTGCCCCGAATCGTTTAACCACTTCGTCAACCGACAACTTTTGCAGGTTCTGCAGGGCGGTCTGAAGCCCTACTATTTTCGGATTCGTTTCATCTGCACCAGTTTGCAAACGCAAAAAGAACATCTTCAGTCCGGTACCCGCCACTTCATCTTTGATACCTTTTTCTGCGAGCGTCTCGATGCTACCGACCAATTGCTCAATAGGCACACCTGCTGCGGATGCGGACACACCTGCCTTGACAACAGCAGACGTAATACTCTGCACGGCCGCGGAACCGTATTTGGAACCTGCCGCCATCACATTGGTATAAACAGCCGCCCGGTCTGCGGATTCTCCATACTGGTTCATTGACAGCGTAACCGCATCAACCGCTTCTTTTAAATCCATCTTGGCAGCCTTGGACAAACGCATCGCCTCAATGGTCACGGCATTCAACGCCTCTTTATTACCCAACAAATCCGGTTTGGCAGACCCTACCAACATATATGCCTCAAGAATCTCTTTACTGGACTGGGTAACCCGAAGTCCGGACTTGTGCATCGAGGTAGACAATATCTCAGCCTGTCGGGCAAGCCACTGAATGGATGCGTCATCCAACCCGGTAAGAGCCTTCAGATTGGCAGCCGACGCTTCTTTATCATCACGGTCTTTGCGCATCTTGTTCAACGTCATGGAAATGCCGGTAATGGCAGTTATACCGGATGCCGCCAACGCTCCCCATTTGGCCAAGCCATTATTAAACCGGGTCAACCACCCCTCAGATTCTTTCATCTCATCATTTACTTTACGAATCTCCGCATTGACCAACTTGAGTTGTGCCTGGTACTTCTTCCATTCTTCAGAACCTCGGGCTATGTGACCGGAGTTCAATTTGGCATTGATATCTTTCAACAGCCGTCGAAGTTCTTTCGGAGTGGCCAAACCAATATTGTTCATAGCCGCATCGATATTCCGGGCATTATCCTTCATAGCGCGCAATGTTGTATTGGTCTCTTTCAGTTCTTTTTGTAACTGCTTGACCTTTTTGGTATCACCCGCATTTTGGGCTTCGACAATCCTGGCTTTTAAAGAGAGCGCATGTTGTTCCATCAACTGCATCTCCTTTCTAGCCTGCTCCCCATTCACCTGGAGTTCAACGGTCGCTTTTTCATGTATAGCCATCTTTTTTTAACTCAAAAATAAGGTTATAAAAACAGTCGGTAAAAGACAAAAAAGCCCCGACTTATCACAAGCCGGAGCAATCATAAAACAAGGTTATTCATTATGAGGAATCGTTATTGTGCCGTCGTTGGAACACTATTTGCATAACGATAATCAGTATAGTTGCACAAACACAAGCAAAGCCGATTTGTTCAGGCAATGTTGGCTCTTTTTTATCCTGTATGATTGATGATTGCTTTTTCTCATGGATATCAGAAGTAGTTCTCTTATCAGCCTTGACATTCGTAGTATCGGCCACCACCGACTGTCTATTTGTTTTTTGATTGAAATTTCCCTCTACCTGTCCATCTGCCAATAATGGAGACTGACCAGTCAGGCTGTCGGGCGGTTTTCTTGTATCATAAATACGGAAATCAATCACATAATTTCCTTCAGTGGCTATCAACTCCCTTAAAGAAGTAATAGAACTATGTATGACGTTAACAGATTCGCCGGCACTGTCCTTTCTAATTACTTCTATATCGGACTTGACGGCCTTATGCGAACTACCACAAGCAAACAGCAGGAACAGGCACATAAAGGGAGCCAGTAATATATGCCGGCTTATCCAGTTCATAATTCTAACCAACATAAGCGATATCATTGATACGGTTCATCCATCCTCTCTTAAATTTATTATTAGTCGGACGCTGACGACAAATATCCTCGATGAAATCAAACCGTGCAATTTTGATACGATCGAACAATTCACGAGGATTTTGCCTGTTTATCGCTTCAAGTGTCTTGGGACCTACAATGCCATCCACCGTAACACCAAGCAAACATTGGGGGATCTTGATACCATGAGTACCGGAAGCCCATACCCAATCAACAAGAATATTAGCAACTGACTGGGATCCGATCTTATCACCCTGCCATCTGTCCCAATACATAGACTTCAGAATTTCCGCCCACTCCTCTTTCGTGAGATTTTTCAGACACTCTACAGTCGGCTCCGGATAACCTTTTTTCCGACAATACATTTCGTAAGTTACAATGGTCACACCCATATTGGTAGCCCCACCCAAATCATCAGGGTCATTCACAAAACCTCCCTCCCATTTTAGGATGAACGGTACAAGCTTTTTCACATCAGCCATTTTTATTTTCCTCCTTATCTTTTAATTTATCCACCAGATGGTTAAACTTGGTTGTTACATAAACTCCGATACCAAATATGCCTCCGGCATACATCAGGCATTGAGCAAAAAACCATAATACAGAGTCATGTATCTGCCCTGTAGGCGGTACAATAAAACCAGCGACAGACAATCCAACACCTGCCATCAACATACCTATTGCTGTACAAATCTGAACATCCTCTTTGGTATCCTTTTTCATATTTTACTAATTTTGATTCAAAGGAAAGACAGAAAATGAGCTTGTAAAAAGACAATAAAGAAATCAATATAAAAGAAGTTTTAGCGACAATAGATTATCGTAACGAACAGCAATGATGTAAACATTGTTATCCGTCTGATTGATTTCATATCTCATCTTGACAAAATTTCAGTCTATAAAGATTAAGAAGTAGCTTGTCGAACAAACATAATACCTAATCAAGCAGGTAAAGCCAAGAGGATATATCTAAAAATATAAAACAGATAGGACTTATAGAGTTCTATCCGATTCTATATTTTTTTATCCATAGAACTGGAATCTTCATGATTTTGTTTTACAATTTCAAGTTGTCCACGATTATATTTCTTATTGGCTCTCATCAAATCCTTAATCATTGTTTCATCCATCACTTCGGAATAAATCTGTGTTGTTTTAACAGAAGTATGCCCCAACAAACGCTGAACAGTGGTAATCGGAACGCCTTGATGAACCAGCAGGGTGGCACAAGTATGCCGGGCAGTATGAAAAGTAAACTTCTTCTCTATTCCTGCTGAAACAGCCAGCTTTACAAGTATCCGGTTTGTTTCTGAATTACAACCTAACGCAGCCAATTTTTCAATATTGTCATACTTATGCAAAATTCTTAATGCCTTGCCCGAGAACAAAATATAAAGCGGAATATTCAGTTTAACCCCAGTCTTCATACTGTTCAGACAAAGCCACTCATGCCCATCAATCATCACCAGATTCTTATAATCCAGATGGCAAAAATCTGAAAACCGCAGACCGACATAACAGCAAAACAGAAAGGCATCAAGTATATGCCGATGACTGTCATGTTTTTCATCAATCTTTAACCGCTCTAATTTCTTAAGTTCATCCGGTAACAGAAAATGATGATCTTTTTTCTCTTTCTTCAACTTGTATTTTTTAAAAGGATATGCTTCTTGTGTAATATATCCCTGATTGATAGCTTCGTTGACAAGCGTCCGTAATTGACGCATGTGCTTATGAATGGTATTCACCTGCAATCCTCTAATTCGAAGAAAATTTTCAAAATCTTTTAGGAAGGTATAAGTCAGATCTGAAAAGTCGATAATAGTACGAAATTCTCTCAACAATGTTACAGTAGTCATCATATTATCTTTTGTGCTTTGTCTGCGGTCCGAGCTCTCTATTACTATTTTAGCAAACTTGATAAATGACACGGAAGGGCGTATTCCTTTTCTGACTGCCTCCTTTAAAAGGGATAATGTCACTTCAACCCCTCGTTTCCAATATCCTAATTCTATGGCTTGCAGCTCTAATATATGTTCATATAGCATTGCGTTCAACTCATTTGACTGGGGATGGTTAATCACTTGCGCTCCCTCACGGCTCCAACATTCCGGCTTGAGGTAAACATTGGTCTTTAAATAAATTTTCCTTTGATTGAGATAAGCTTCAATTTGAACTAATGCTGTGCCTTGCTTATTCAACTTTTTTTGCCGGTTGAAAACCAACCTGTATCGTATCTTCTCTAGCATATTTTTATTTTAAATTTAGCAACAATCTACAACATAATCAAATTAGACAACATGAAATCTTATTTCTAGATCTGGGGGAACTACTAGGTATTGATAATACTATTATTAAAAATAAAAATAGTAATGTGAAAGATTTTAATAAGGCAGTGGAAGCAGGCGTGTATCAAGTCAATTTAACTAATAACATCCCTCCTGAAGCCAATGGACCAACAAATCTTTATGGTAATGGCATTTTAATTGTTTTTACATCTATCCATTTTGTTGGTCAAATGTATATTCCTATTATGTTTACTAATATTAATTATATTTGCATAAGAGAGCGTGCAGAATCTATTTGGCAAGAATGGAGAAAATTTGATGGGACGAAGCTTTAAGCTCCCTTCTGGGGGGACTGATTGGTACGGCTACAGCAGATAAGAATGGATTAATGAGTAAAATATTTGTAGTAACTGATATAGCAAGAGGAAAAGGCTTGATTATTGACTATGAAGCTGATTCTAATGGTTTATATACTTCTTCTTCGTTAATAGAAATATATATCTATTCAGGAGCTAATACTGCATTTTATAGAGTGATGTCAATGCCTATAGGAGATAAAAATATAGAAATAAAATATATGGGAAAGAATTGGTGCGATTTTAAATATGCGGATAGTAAATTATATGTATTACCTAAGTCGGATGATTCTTCTATTTCGTATAAGGTTTCATTGGTTAGAAGAACAAGACCGATTTTTTCAACAATAGAATTTTCTAATTTTTCTAGTATTACAGGCGAAATAATTACACCTACACCTGATTAATCAACTTCTGGTGGAACCGGCTTGTACCGGACCACCAGTTTTTTCTATACAAAATATACGTTTCGCCAATTACCCCAATTGTTACCATACCATTTCACTCGATATTTATAGATACTTCCGTCATAATTATACAATTTTTGAATACAAATGACACCTGGATTACCGGCTACAATTAAAATGCAATTACGGACATATTCTAATACTGATTTTTCTGATAACCCATATATTCCGCTATATTGCATAGAATCTAATATGTCTTGAGATTCTATACTTCTAACATCTCTATACCTTAACCATGTATTATTTATCCCGATCAGTCCCCCCAGGACTTTCGCAGCAGCCGTTGACGAAGTCAAAGTCGGGTTCTTGGAACCATCCAAAGTACGGAGCCAAGAGAAGGTATCGGACACCGGCAACTGGTCTTCAAACTCATCTGTTCCGGCTGCCGCAGCGGCAGCGAATGTTGAAGTTTCTGACAAAGCCATAACCATTTTTGCAGAAACCATGTTAACCATTTCATCAACAGTAACCTGTTGTTCATTTCCTTCCGCATCAACCGCTTTAAATCCAACTATATTGTTCAAATCCAATTCACTCATAATATTCAATTTTATAAAGTTTCTATTTCAAATTCCAGTTTCTCGATGTGCTTGTCAATACATGCATTCACCTCCTCATTGAAGTTAGCGATATCCAGCTCCACACACCCGGCACTTGACCTGGCACTGCTGTAGATACGGACAAACCCGCCATTATTCAATGTTCCTTTGGCCAGCTTCAGTTTAGCCAGTTCGTCATTGATCCGGCTAGCACGCTCCAAATTCTCAATCTTCATGTTGTTCCTCCTTCTTTTTATCCAGATAATCATTCAACGAATCGGCCAGCAAGCCGGACAACATAGGGGTAGAACGTCTTATGATATCCACCTCCTCTTCGTCAAGTTCCACACCATCTACAGTCGACTTGAAGATTTTCTCCGCAAGGAGATGCGCCTTCAAGCCCGCTACGTTCTTATATATCCAGTCACCGAAGGCCTCAGTGATGTTACTGGCTATAAGCTTTTCTTTTTTAATCCCATCATAAATAGGGAATTGTGCAAAATTTATTCTCATACTTTATATTTAAATTATCCGCAATAATAATCTATCCATCTGCCTCTTGCATCATATACAAGCATGTGACTGTGCTGTAAAGGAACAAAAGAAGTATTTGTATCTCCATCATTCGCATTCATAAAAGTACCTCCCGTAAGTGTCACCCTTGCCGTATTGTATTTCTTTATGAACAACACCTTCCCAACATACGCATCAGGCATCGTGACAGTTATATCGGACGTGTTGGTAAATGATATTATATCATCATTAGAATTCAGCTTTGTACTGACCGCTACAGCCCTTGCATTCAGCGTAAGCCCACGTATGGACACATAACTGTCATTGTTCGGATGAAGGAAAATGTTACCCCCCTCCACGAACAGAGGAATGCTCAGGGTCTTGATGTGCATCCCGATCATGGCATTCGGACTCTGTATGTCAATTCCGGCATCATACGATATCCCTTCGATTGTGACAAATTTCGTGTTCCCTCCGATTTTTACACGTGCAAATGTCCTTTCGTTATAAAACTCTATCTGTCCGGCGGACAGGTTGAAACCGACATAGGAATCCGTCCCCTCATAAAGAGTTTTTGAGGACAACATGCCGGAATCTATGGAAAACGGACCGATACGTCCTTTATCCGCTGTGATTGTTCCTGTAATCTCTGCATTCTTACATTTGAAATACCCGGTTACGCCGTTGATAAGAAGAGTTTCACCTTTGTCATTAAAAGATTTGAGAACCTTGTCTTTGAACATAAATCCGGCTACATTCGCACCATCGGCAAACAGGGTGTCGGTAGCGATATTCACAAACTTCTGCATAGCTTCCCAGTTCGAATCCCCGTTGACAGATGTGGGTGCAGCTGTAACGGAAGCACCGTAATTCTTTACAAGGAAATTATAATAAACTCCCCCTATCAGATATATGACCTTATCCCGGTAATCCGCATTCCAGACATAAGTCTGTCCTGATGTGAATACACCTCTGTCACGGGGAAACGCACCCGTAGCTCCTGTTGCTCCTATGGAACCATCATTTGCAACACCCACACCCTTCTCGGCCACATAATTGTCATTCCAAGCAGCAGCATCGGAAGCTGATTTATAAGCCCGGACGGCAAACTGGGTGTATCCGGCTGTCGCAGGTACGGATATCTGGCTGTTCAGTGTCGCACCTACATGAGCCAGCCAGCTTCCGTTGTATTTGCGGGCTGCCAGATAAAGCGTGCTGCACGTGCTTACATTGCCTGCCACATTCTGTTTGCAAGTGACAAGGAATCCAGACGGGGATGGCGTGCCTGTTGAAGTGAAGTTGATCACGCTGACAGGACTGTCCAGCCAGTAGGATGCCGACGGTCCGATGGGAGCAACCATCTCCTGCCAGTCCGCATGTACCGTCCGGTTCGCAGATCTGCCGGCGAGGATGTATCCGCCGTCTCTTTTCCTGCGGAGTCTGCCGTTTCTGAACTTGGCGATTTTAATCGGAGGGTTGGAGGTTTCAACCTTGCTTAAGTAAGATCCTCCGGCAAACGATACTGTGCTGTTTTTCGCATACGGAGTGTTGGCGGACTCCCAATGACCTGCGGCTGTGATGCTCTCACCATCCTTTCCGTCACTGCCGTCCACAACCATCGGGACAGTCTCGACATCAACCGCCTGACCGTTCACGTAGAACACGAACTTCAAGCTACTGGTAAAATTACCGGAAGCCACCCCGACACCATCACCGATGGGAACCTCGGCCGCACCGTCACGACTGTACTTTAACTCCCCGTCCGTTGTGGCCGTAGTGACCGCACCGACTGTCTTCATACGCCGACAGGATACCGAAGCCACACTGTAACCGCCGTTCTTGTTCTTGCTGACCATCGTGGCCGAAGTGACAAGGCTATAAATTACCGCATCAGAACCGTCCGCCCCGCCACGGACACCGGTTATCTTGAAAGTCAGTTCACGGGTATAGAGCTGCCCGTTCTTCATTGCAGCCAATGTGATGGTGACCGTATTCTGTTCCGGAACCGACTTTCCGGCAGCGACGGATATCGCCACCGCTCCGGTGGCCTTGCTTGTGCTTGCCGTGAAACCGGCAGGCGTGCTGACAGTCAAAGTCTCAAGGGTGAGTTTCTCGGTACCGTACCACATGGACACATGGGTAGTCCATGACTGTGCGGAAGTAGTAACGCCGGTACTGGTAAGAGCGACGCTCACCATCTCATTGTCAAGGTCGGCCATGACATTCGACTCCCCGTCCTTACTCCAACGGTGCACAGGGGCCGGAGTGCTCCATTCACTCCATACTCCATCACGCTTCACACGTTTGCACGCCCATTCCACCTGATGGTCGGCATCCACGCCAAGAAAATCATCTGTCCAGCCTTCCGGTATATAATCATCCTGCTGCTTCGATTCCGGCTTGTCAGGGGTAAGGCCGATGATGTTGGTACGGGTGTAGATCCACTCGTAACCTTTGCCGTCCTTACCGTCAGTTCCGTCTTTGACCATGACCATCCACAAACCATTCCGGTATATGTAAGTACAATGGTCAGCCGTATTTCGGTAGCTGTCACCCTCCTTGGGATTGGACGGATGGGATGCGAACTCACCTAGAAAGGTGATGCTCTCACCTTTAAGTTCACGACCGTCCAGCAGTATCTCCCAATCTTCATGCACGGTCCAGTCGGCTGACTTCCCGGCAAGGATATAACCGCTATCCTTTTTGCGACGATAACTGCCATTCTTGAACCTTGCGATCCTGATGGGAGGATTGGATGTTTTCACCTTGGAGATAAAAACACAGCCCGCCAAAGTGACCATGGTATTGACCTCGTATGGGGTCTTAGAGGATTCCCAATGACCGCCACCTATTACAGACAGACCCGGATCACCCTTGTCACCTTTGGCGGCTGATACAAGCCAGTCCGGATTGTTTTCGGATGGCTCGGAAGTAGTACCCTTGTCATTGACGCACAACCATGTGGAACCGTTATGGGGCACACGGGAATAATACGCATACTTCCTGCCCGGCTCCCAGTTAGGGAAGTCGATAGGAACGCGGACTGTGTTACCGGTAATTTCATCAATTTGAAAAATCAATCCCGTCATGATGATATCCTGCAATACCGCCGAAAACCTGTCGCAGTTGATCCCGTTGATGGTCATGCCCTTCTTCTTGCCGAACCAGCTCTTCATCTGTGCCGGCTCCGGGTCCCAGGTGTTGGCATTGTCAACAAGGGTGATGCAGCAGTTGCCATCACGCACGTCTATGATGATATAGGTCTGACGCTCCTTGTCGGTGAAGTTGCCCGTCTGTCCGAGACGCATCTCGTTATGGGGGACGAACTCATATCCGGGACGAGGAACCATCACGAATGTCTTCTCATTATAATCTGCGGAAGTGATACGGTACTGTACCTTTCTGAAACCAATAAAGTCACCGGTAGTGACGCTTTTGTCATGCCAGAAGCCCAGGAGGATATCGTCCGGCTTTTGCCCCAGCGGCACACCATCCTCCAGATCGGGGGTGATAGTATAGCTGCCGTCACTATTGGCGACAAAGCTTTTTATCTTCAGCCCTCCGCCGGGGCTGATGGTATTATATCCCTCAAAATAGGTCTGACGGTTGAAACGAAGTTCGGGAACACTCAGGGAGCTACGCAGGACCAGAGCCTCCAGCTCGGCACGGGCGTCCTCACCGATATAACCGCCTTTAACACCAGTGAAAAAGTCACCGAAAGTAAGACTTTTACCTATTTTCGCCCCACCCAGCAAAGAAAGCAGATAATCAGTAGAATCCGGCTTATCCTTATGAATAAACATATCATCCAACTCACTTTTGTCAGACAAGGCATCAATCATGGCCAACAACAAAGAACCGACACGCAATGCCGTATTCGCTCCGGCATTACGCTCATCTCTTATCTGCTCCGCCAGTTTTTTTAATGTGTCTTTAATATCCGCCATTTACTTTTTTATTCCAAAGAAACAACAAAGCCCAAAACCGTAAAAAGACATTATTTCTTTTTATGACGCCCCCACAAATGTGAGCGCATGGAGGTACTGCGCTTGTGATTCGCCTCTTCAACCTTCTCCACGAGCAGACCACAGAACTCCTCACCATACATATATGCCATCTGCTCTTTCAAGACCATGACCGAAGCAAAATAGGCTCGTGAGAACCATTCACGGGGAGTTCGCGGCCAACCTTCTGTAACCTTGCCAGACTTTTGCTCGCGTACCCGTTCCTTTCTATTTGACCAGTCCAAAAACTCAAGATTGCCACCATTACCATGCTTGTACCCACGCCCGGTACCGCAATCCTGATAAATGCCATACTCCAAGAATTTATGCTGAATGTTAGCCAAGCCTTGTGTGGACGATGCCACATTGCCCGTGATATCATTGTGCAAGTATGCAGTATCATATACTTGCAAGCGCACAATTTTCTCACGCCAAATGGTTATCATCATCTCTTGCCACGCATCGATGTATTTTCTACGGTCTTCATCTGTGGCCGCCGGACGCTTCTCATTCCTCCCACTCATCACTGTCATAAATTAGAGATACCGGTTCAGAAACATCAACCATAAAATACAGACCCGTACATCCGGAAATAAAGTATTCACCCAGTTCACGTGAATACACATTATCCGTATTCAGGTACACCAGTTCGTTATCCAGATTCTCACGGTCAACCAGCATCCTGCTGTGCACCTGGCGGAACAGTTGCCGGCACACCTCCAGTGCCGCCTGGCGTTCCACCATATCACTGATACGATACCGCATCATGAGAAACACGGTAAAAGTACGCTTTTTAAAATATCCTCCGGAACGCTTCTCGGTCACTCCGTCATTCGTATCATCTACCGCGAAAAAAGCGGATTCGCGCCGAAGGTTCTGAAGAACCTCTTCAAGCGAGTTTATGCCGGAACAGACACACGGATAAAAAGCGTGCGCCTTGGCCAATTTGTTTTTTTTGCACATTCCTTTAAAATAGGACAGCGCATCGAATAAATTATTTGCATCCATATCTCTGTTGTAACTCCTGTGCCTCGCGGGCCTTCTCGTTCAGTTCGGTCAACGCCCGCCAGCAATCCATCTGCAATACTTCTCTCTCTTTAGTGATATCTCCGCCTGTCAATGCCCGGATCTCCGCATTGACGAGATCAAGCATATTGAGAGTTTCACCCTCCAACCGCTCCGGAGGACGGAACAGATAGGGAAAACATTTTGTAAAATGATTCTTAACCGATGCAATCCACAAGAACACGGACAGCAGTTCTTCTTCTGAAGGATTGAACCGGCGGGGATGCCGCCCTTGCCGGTCCACGTACAATAAAATTGCCATGGAACGCAGAAGAGCGTTATCACGCGTGTGTAAAAAGCCTTGATAATAATTCTCAATACTGACATACTCCTTAAACGGAACATCATGCAACCGGGCATCCACCGACCGGAACCTGCCGATCCGCCACAAGCAGAAAGGCGTGTCACCCGGACGCTCGATAAAGTCCAGCATGTGCAGGAAAGACTGTACCTGCCACGAATGAATAAAGAACCGGACCTTTTTCCGTCCGTTGCGAACAGAACAAACCCACCCGTCCTCCTGTCCGCTCAATACAGTGATCCCCAGCAGCCGGACAAAGATGTATGTCTTTGCCGTGACCGGATCAAAACGGGTCATGACATAACACACATAGCGCAACTGCCATTGCTCCAGCTTGTGCCACGCATCCGGCAGATGGAAGTTGATCAACCTATCCCCAAAAGTAGCAGGTGTCTTCTTTTTCATTTTTGTAGTATTCAAAATGTTTTACCTTATACGCATCGCTATCCTTATACGCCGGAAAATCGTCCGGACATCTCTCCAGCAGGTTAACCACATCCGCCAGTTCCACACGGAATGCCGGCAACTGCTTGTTGATCCAAAAACCTATCGCCCTACGGAGCGCACAAACCAACGGTATCTCGGCTTCAGCCAGTGACTTATACCGGATTTGTTCAAGCAAATGATCAAATAAAACTGCGGATATCTCGCGCCGGATATATTCTTCTGCCTCGCTGATTTGCGGACGAAGTTCGAGCAGATCAGTACGGATGGCTGCCGGTCGGCCTGCAAAATCACGCACATGAGCACCGGTATAGTAAAGGGAACTGATCACCAACCGGGCACAAACTGAGGAAGACCAAGCGTCATCACCAGTCATGCCCTCAATAATACAGTCCAGCGCATAATCCGCCTCACGCTGTATCTGCACGCGCAACGATTCAACCCGATCACGTGATGCCGGAGATATATTCTGGTTATTGACAATACCGAACCCCGTATCCGTCAGTATCAGATCCAGCCCCGGGATCGCCTGATAAAACGCATCAAGACAGATATAACGGCACACATTTTCTTTAACGGGCAGCGTATCCACATCCGTATCACTCCCCAGCACCGTGCCGAAGAGCTTATGTTCAGCCTGTTCAAACCGATCTTGTATCGCATCAAACACATACACGTTTGCCGAAGCGGCCGCAAAAACGACCTTCTCAAAAGTCTGTTTATCAATTATCATCTTCATCGTTGTTATGATTTATCCAGTTAGCTGTCGTCTTTTTGGCATCGGTATTCTGGTCCAGTGTCGTGAGCAGGATCATCGGCACATCCGGATAGACCTTCTCACCCCATCCGTTGTAATGAATCACCACATTATGCGGCGTGTACATCAGATCATGAAAGGCAATCTCAAGCGACTGCTTGAGAGTAAACAGCTCGCGCTTGTCAGAACCGGAGTTATTGGACTGTGACTTGCCCGGAGTGGCCCCCACCAGATTGGGATGAATATTATCACCATAACAGGTAATATTGGATGCCTCTTGAATGTCTTCAGACCAGTCGCCACCCTCTTTAGTCGTATCAATCACATTGATACGCACCATACGGTTCTCCTTGCCGTTAGGATCGATGTAATAACCGGTAATCCAGACCTTGCCGGAATTCTCGATGCCGGACACAAAATTTTTAATATTCTCTTTTTCTTTCTTGATGCGCTCCAGCTGCTTTACAGGCTCGGTTATGTGCTCTTCAGCCAACAGATTGGACCAAAAATCCTTGTGGACTTCAACCTGGTACTTAACCGTCGCATGATTCTTCAGCTTGGCTTTTTTCCCCTTACCAATCAACCGCTTGATGTCAAACCAGTCGCCTCGAAAAATAGAAGTATAGTTGGGTAACGGATAGTATCGGCAGCCGGGTGTCGGAAAACGGACCAGAATGGCAAACTTGCGGTCTTTGGTGGGTGGGGACTTTTTCCCGTCCTTGCCGGGTTCACGCCCCATCCGAACCTCCAGATCACCCAACGGGTCTTTTTCGTCAAGCAGCGGCAGCACCTCGATCTCATCCTCACGCAAGGCCGACTTCCGGAAGTTGCCATAGAAGACATGATTGATACGCCCCTTGTCATCCGCCTTTTCAAACCGGCAATAACAGGCCTCCTTGTGCCGGAGCCTGACAATCCGGGAACCGTCAACAGACAGTATGATCACCGACACACAGAAAAAATAATACTTCATATCTGTCGCCTGTTCAAGCATGAAGGAGGGTATACTGTTATGCAGCATCCATTTTTTAATTTCCTTATCAACAGTCGGTCTGCCGGTATCATAGTCATTATACTTCTGCCCGGCACCGTAACAAGTAAGCACATTGAACAACTTGTTCTGAGACATCACCTCGTCAACCCCTATCAACCTGATCAGCTCATACGGCAGCCTGTTGTCAGCGCCCCAGTTCACGTATTTATAACCTTTCGCCCCCGGCAACGTCGTCGAGGACACATCTTCGCCATCCTCGTCAAAAACCGCCGAACTGTCCTCGACCGTCTCCATGGACGCCTGCACGCCGGATTTGCCTACCTCAAACACACCTGAAGGGATATACTCCAGCCGCACCCTGTTGTTTGTCTTATTTTTCATAAATAAACCTCCATACCATTAATTGAAAACAATGTGATATCACGCAACCTGCGCGGCAGTCCGGATTTGGGACACTTGACCAGATGCGTGCCTCCCCGCCAATGGGAACCGATACAGACCACCCCCTTGTACTCAATGATGTCACCTGTGGACAATTTCCAGACACGCAAATCAACCGGCTGTCCGGATTCCAGCAGCCGGATGGCATCAAGCCTATGTATTACCTTTATGCCCATATCACTCAAACGTATAATCAAATGTATTATCGAACACACGTCCGGCACGAGGCAACTGCAAGATATTGTGATTACGCTGCGCATACCGATAAGAGAAAGTAAAGAACGGCAAATGATCCGGATCGTTGCTGCGCTTCGATTCCGACTCGGTGATGGTAACCTCCTTGCCCACTGTCGTACCGTCCAGCAGATAAATCTCTTTAGACCGGAACAAATCATCGAGCCACAACGCCATCTCATGTGTCAACACACCCGTATTGGCCTTGAACACCTTGGTCTCATCAATCCGATAATTACGGAACATGCCATTAGTGTAAGCGGTGGACCGGGCGTATTCCGGCTCCAACGCATGGGTTCCGGTACAGTAAACCGTCTCCTGGCACCCGAAAGAATTGGTGAACAACAGAACCGGAGCGACATCGGGCGCATCAGGATCGAGTGAGAAGGTCTGCGTCCGTACTCCGGCACGAATGATATAACGCACCAGCTCGAAGCCCGGTTTGACCAACAATTCGGGAGAAACTTCTACCGTGACGATCTTGTCCGTATCTGTCACCTGCCGCAAACTCACCTCACGGGTAGACAAACCGTCTTCGTCACGGTAATAGACACAGGTAGCGGTCACAGGACACGCCTCAGTCGTGACCAGATGCACGAACTCCTTGCGCCCTATCGCCGTAACCTTCTCTCCCATCAGCGTGGACAGGAAATAGCCCGCCATAAAATCCGCAGCCGGCATGGAGGACTCCGCAGCACAGAACTGCACCGTAAAGTTTTTATTCTGTTCGGATGATCCGTCCGTTATCCGATAACCGCACCGTTCTATCAGGTTTGTCGCCAAATACGGTTCAATCAAGCCCTGCAAATCATTGATGGTTATCCGGCCGGAAGCATCCGGAATGTAAGTTTCGGACAGAATCTCTTTTTCTCCGACTGTCAATGAGAGAACAGCCTTATTCTGATCCGTAGCGAACACCAGCTCGTTCAGTCCGGAACTGAAGGCATAGGCCGGGATATCCTTTACTAAAACTATCATATAACCTTTTTTATTTCAAAAATAAGGCAAATACCACGAGCAATAAAAGACAGGGACACCCTGTTTCGCAACAGAATGCCCCCTATGTAAAATGTATAAAAAAATGTTTCTTATCGACGCATCATCATCCATTTGGGACGATTGTCACTGTCTATATGGATGTGATAGCCTGTATCACGCATCATAGATGCAATATCCTTCAAAGACAACTCCACCATATCAGACAAATCATCTTGAATATCTTGTGTACTTTTCAACAACACACCATCACCATCGGGCTGATCAGCCGGAAGAAACGCCATCAGATATTCAATCAATACATATTCCTCTACACGAGATTGATTGGGAGTAGAATTATTTTTCATGATCCACCTCCTTTTTTACATACTCATTAAGGAACAGAGATAACCGGACCAGCTCCTCACGGCTGAGATTTATTTCATCATCACTTTTCGGTTTATATATCTGGTAACTCACCGTTTCATGATGTTCGCTACCAGTTTCAATCACTTTGGATATTATAAATTCATCTTTCATTTCATACCTCCTTCCAGCATTTTCGGGTCTGAGGCTTCACAGAAGCGGAACTCTCCACGTACAGGATAAATATAAACTATAAAAACTGTATTAAATTGATTCTTATCGGGATAAACTGAGATCTGTATGTGATTACCTCTTAAAACATCCACACGAAGCGGTTTGGTTCTTGGAAACTCTTCATCCAACATGGACGCTTTGGCACGAACAGCCTCAATAAAGGCATCACGTGACAGTTCATCAGGAATCAAGACATGAGCGAAAGTGGAAATCCATTTATTCATAGCCCTGCCTTTATTGTTGACAGACAGGTAAGTTTTGGGCTCATCAATAAAGAATTTCATCGTAGACCTCCTTTCTTGCAAAGATGTAACGACACAACAAACCAAGCCAGGCAAAGCAGGGCAGGAACCACGGACACACATGAGGCACATATCAATGCGGAGAATGAAAGACAGGCGTGACCCATCAATAACATTTGAAGATTGTTTATGGAAGATTCCATCACAAACGAGAACAATACGTTCTCAGAATTCAACCATAGAATAAAGGCTGAATGTTCCGCAGACTTTGCGGATAATACAAGTTCGTTTCTCATTTTTGTAGTGCTTTAAAATGAAACAATATATTTATATAGGGAAAAGAAAAAGTTCCGCTCCCCGTTGCACTACACCTTGAGAAAGGCAGTGGGCGCATTAACGCTCCACACGGGACGGAACTATATGTATAGCCATGGACACAAAAAATGCCCGCAGCAAGATTATTGGCGAGCCTTCTCGCCTTTCTCAAATGTAGTGCGTCGCAAAGATGGGGATTATTTTTTAATCCACAAACTTTTGAAGAAAGTTTTTTGAAGGCAGCACATACCAATGCAGAAAAAGCCAAGGAAGCATGAGCCATAAGGCACACCTGACGGTTGGTAACTACGGATTCAAGAACACACGAGAACAGTTGATTCTCCTTTTCACACCACACACTGAACGTGGATTTTTTTGCCTCTAATACAGGCAAAGTAACTGTTTGATTTTTCATTTTGGAAGTCATTTAAAATGAAACAATATGTTGATTATTACGGGAAGGGAACAAAAAAAGTTCCGCTCCCCGTTGACTTCCACCTTGAACAGGCAGTGGGCGCATTAACGCTCCACACGGGACGGAACTATATGATAATCCATGGGCATAAAAAATGCCAACGGCTATGTTGGCGGTACTGTCCGCCTGTTCAAAATGGAAGTCATTGCAAAGATGGGGATTATTTTTTAATCCACAAACTTTTTGGAAAAGTTTCTTGAAAGCAGAACCTGCCAGTGCCATGAAAGCCAAGGAAGCATGAGCCATAAGGCACACCTGACGGTTAGACACTGAATCTTCAAGTACGGAAGAAAATAATTGATTCTCACGGTTCAGCCACATAGTTAGGACTGACGATTTGCTCACGACATTTATGTCGGTAGCAGGAATTGAAACTGTTTGTTTCATACTGTATCTGTTGGCATTTTAGGCAGAAAAAGAACGGCCTGCCATTTCCCGTGTCGCCAAACAGATACAGATTTCCGCCCGAGAGCTAAAATTGTATGGGAAAGACAGCCGTAGATTTTGCAAACAAGTTGCGACTTCTACAATATCTTAATTATTGGGCATAAAAAAAGCCCATCATATTTCGTTGAGCATTAACCGAAGCTCGCGGCACGGAGAAATACCGTATCTATTTGGCACTACAAATATGAGGATTATATTTGAGAGTGCCAAACTTTATTTAAAATAAATCCTGCTGTTGTGGAATTTTAGTCGATTCTTTATATCGTTTTACCATATCCAGCATTAATTCATCACGATCTATAGCCGCCTGAATACGTTCATTCAAATCAGCTGAATTCTTCTTATCTTTCAGATCTTTTTTATTCTGCAACACATGTCCTCTTGCACGTGAATCCATATAATCAAGTACTCGTTCTTCTGTCGTAAATTTTAGCTTTCGATAAGGAGTATTACTTGCATTAATTTTATCCTCTATCATCTGTATGAATGCATCTTTATCACCCTGTTTAAAACGCTGCATCATATTATCTGATAAAATAACAATCGTAATGTCCTTATCAAAATCTACCAAACGAGCGTATCCACCTACATTACCCAACATCTGCATAAAAATATCTTTCTTTCCAGCTAAACCTGCTGAAATGAAAATCTCTTTTCCATAAAAATTGACATCCCAACTGTCCATGAATATCTTAAACTCTAACGCTTCATACGTTAAGTTTATCATTGTTTTTATTGCCATAGCACTATTTTTTTAAAAATTTCAGTCTTATACTATCCATCTCAGCTGCAATATATTTTTTCCAGTCAATTTCGCTCTGCAAGCCCATCATATCTATAAAATCTGTTTCAGAAAGCAATTCTATTTCAATGCCTTCTTCTCTATATTTTATAGCTTTCTTCTGTTTACTACTTAACCCATCCGGTCCAACTTGTGATGGACTTTGAGCACCAACAACCAAATAGTTAGTCGCTTTTGTCAAATTGCCTAAACAATGTCCTCCTATCCGACATACATAATCTTCCGCCTCATTTCTTGTGAAATATTCTAGTTTACCTGTAAATACAACATTCTGATCAAAGAAGGGATTACTTTCATCAAACTTTTCAGAATCATATATTTTGTCCTCTATCTCTTTTAATCTGTTTTTATAAATACGTTTAATATAGCATTTATTATAAGCAGCTAAAGAAACAGCACCTAACACCAATCTATTATTTTCGGCAAAATCTATCAAATCCTTATCTTTCTTAGATTCGCACGCACGGATGATTAACTCACACCAGTTTGTAGCCAAGTTCAAAGGCATATTATCTATGACTTCTATTTTAAGTAATTCACACAAATCATCGAAACGATATGAATATGTTGATATAGCGCAGCGTATTATATTTTTAGCAGTAAGAACCCTAATCGGAGCACAATCTATATTGTATTGTGTTATCACATTATGTAATACAGTTGTATCATATCCATCAGCCGGTGATACCAGAACTGGAAATTTTTTTATAAAAGAATAAAGTTCCTCCCAGTGTTCTATCAAAGTTCCTTTACCCCGTAAGTCTTCTAAACTAAGTCCTGAAGTCAAGAAGTCAAAAGGAGCATCTTCAGGATCAACGAATATTTCTTTTTTGGATACAATACTTGCATCCTTAACCCCTATAAGAGCTATCCGACAAGGGGCATTTTTATACTGGTTGCAACACTCAACGCGTATTAATGCAAAATTCAAATTATTCATCTGTAAATAATCTATCCCCCATACCGTGCGCTCACCGGAACCACCCGGAACCTGTCTTGCAGATTACACGATATGAGGGATAGAAAAAATCGGTTTATTTTGAGCATTCAAATATGGTGATAATATTTGAAACTGCAAAAGGGAAATCGTATCTTTGTAAAAAATAAAATGATTATGACAATAATACAGTATATTAAAGCCAATTACAAAAGCAGGGACAAATATCTATTCATCATGTGCTTTATCATCAGCTTTATAGCATCCATGATAGCAAAAATGATATAATAGATCCTACAATCGCACCTATTATTCCGATGATTATTTCTCTCTTGAAATCATTCTTTTCTCTTTTTATCTCTGTCTCAGAAAGAAAGTTTTCATAAGAATTCAATCCCAACCGCATCGCCTTTTCTCCTTCTTCCGTCAAGAAGAACATTTTGCCCTCTCCTTTCAATAGCTTAGACCCCAACAGAATTCCTAATACAATATTGATGTCTTTTAAACTATACAGAGGTTTGCCCACTCTGAAATACAGATAATCTTTTACGCCTAAATAAGACCCACGACCATTATTGTATGTATATTGTAAAATGGCATCAGCTATCTCTGTTTGAATCTTGTTCATTTTATAAAAAAACATCTCCTCATATCGTGCGCCAACCGGAACCACCCGGAACCCGATTTTACGGGTTACACGATATGAGGAGATGCAAATCGGTTTTTATTTGGCAATGTAAAGTTAGGAATTCTGTTGTGATTAACAAACGAGAAGAAAGAGAAAAATCCCGTCAAGAAAAACTTTATTTATTCTTCTCCATCTGTAGCATTCATATCTTTAGGCTTTAAAGTATTTTGCTCACAAGCATCATCCCCCTTCACCTCAACAGTATTATTTGTCAACAAATCTATTTCTTTATCAAACAGTTTAAATATTCTTTTAGTAATCATCAAAAGATTAAGCATTATATGCACTATACCACCATAAAACAATGTTCCTATAATAGTATATATCAATCGATGGTAGCTTATTGAAATATTTATATATGAATTAACTATTTCAAATCCAACTTGCTTCCCATAGTTCAAATTCATGAATAATGAAAGAATCAACATTAACAAAGAAACGGGTATCAAATAACAGATATTATAAAATGTTTCTTTAATCAACGGAACTCTTTCTTTATTATGTCTAGTTACTATTTTATTCATAACAAAAGAAATCAGAGTCGCAAGAAGATTAATGAAAATAGGGATAAATATCGACAGAAATAAAGTCAGAGTGTTCATGATTTCCTTTGAATCCTCATAAAACAAAAGAGCAAAGGAGAAACCAAGAGCCAATGGTATAAGATAAAAAACCAACCAATTGCTGGTTTCAGATTTTAGAACCTTATTTTGGCGTCTAAATATTTCCGTAATATCAATAAACGTAAAATTCATAATCAACTAAAAATAGAGAATTCTGTATGTTCTTTTATAAATGCCTTAGCCTTTTCTTTTATAGAAGCATAGGAAGAAAATCCTTTAGCATTAGTATCAACTATAAGATCATAATAAGGGCGAATTAAATCTTGCTGCATACTATTCAAGTACAATGTACGCGTTTTAGCCTGCTTCCCTGTTCCTATAGTCGTTGTTACCTTCCTATTTGCATTATCAAATATATCATTTAATTCTGAACTTTCAAACAAAACATCCTTAGAATTGATCATTCTTTTAATATCATTTTCTTTATCTTGCCCCAAATTGTTCTTGAACTTTACGACCAACTCCATTGTATAATCTGCCCTATCAAGATTTCCAAAATAACGATTTGCCGTATCCGAACTTTCCTTGCTAGCCGTTAAAGTAACAGAATTATATCGTCCAGTGTTTAGTTCCTCCAAATACGAGGAAAGTATGATATTTGTTTTTTCAATAGAATATCCTTTATCTATACCATAATAATTATTTATAAATGTTTTTAACAGGATTGCCATCAAGGGGAAAATACCCTCATTATCTGTACGTTCCAATATCAACAAAGCTTTAGAACCACGACGGGGAATTTTCAAGAAATAGAAAAAAGGCTTAATTATAGCCTGGTCTTTATCTACCTTATACGCAACATCATTAGGAGAGTCTTTATCTGCAATTTCATATTCTTTACCATACGCACCTGTTTCTATTATTCCGCAAATATACCTTTCCGCTACATTCCTATGGTGATACTTGACCGTTTCGCCTTCAGCATTTATTTCCTCAGCAGGAATTCTTACAGTTCGTTGTAGGACTGGTATATCTCCTGTTTTATTCATATCAACATGATGTACAAAACCACAATCCTTACTTGAGAGTATATCAAAAAAATCAGGATCCTCTCCAAAATCTAATAATTCTCCTCTTTTTTTTATTTGAATGCCAAAAACTTCTATAGTAGTTCTCATAGTAATATGGCGAATCCCTTATCAAAACGCGCCCAAAGGTATTAGTGTAACCTTAACCCGATTTTACGGATTACGTTTTGAAAAGGGATTCATGTCCTGTTTTACCAGTATTTATGTCACTAAATTTGAGGGCACTGCAAATATAATAATAATATCTGACAATACAAAAGAATACTTTTATTCCAATAAAAAAGCTCCCACCCCGTGGGAGCCTGACTAATCAAGTTGCCTGTCATGCTGTCAAACAATAACTACACAACTGATAAGAACTCTTGACCGATACGATGAATACCGTCAATAATACGTTTCCGCTGCTCCTGGCGCGGAGTACGCAAACCGCTTGCATAATGTGAAAGTTGCTGCTGGTTGATACCCGAAGCCCGTGAGATGGCAGCCAACGAAGTGAACTGCTCGCACTTACGAAGTAAGGCAGCCATTCCCAATTCAACATCAAACTCATAATCACCTCGAACCAGCCAATCGGGAAGCACCTCACCATCCTGCACCAGCCCTTCAATATGCTCACGAACCGCAGCAGCCAGTTCGTCCATTAACCCCTCATAGCTTTTGGATGTAGCGACAACCATTCCGCACAATACATCCTCTTCGGTGACCGCACCGAAATTCTTTTCACACCAATCTACTTTTACTTTAATCTTAGCCATAATCCCATACTTATCTTTTTAGCAGGGTGTTATTTCCACCCTGCCTGTTTCCAAATACTGTTTAATAAAAATTGACTCAAAACCTCACTCTCATGCCCTCTGACCGTCACCCTGCCTTTTTTTGTCGGATGCTTGAACTGCCGGTGATCGCCCCCTGAGCCTTTCAACTTCACCCATCCATCAGCTTCGAGCAATTTAATCACCTCTCTAACCTTGTATTTTTTCATTATGTGTTTATTGTTATTGTTTGACTCCACAAAGATATAAATATTTATATCATTCACCAAATAAAAACGCATAAAATGATATTATTTTTTATATCATCCCCTCCGTGGTTGAAGGAACGGAAAAACAAAAAAAATTCCGCTGTCCCGTCGGCTGCCGTCGTGTGAACTTGTGAGTGCGACGGCAGCCGACGGCAAATTTTCAAGCCTGCCCCTAAAGACAGGCTCTTTCTTCCCTATCACAATTTCCCCTCATCCCTGTAAGAGTAATATGTCCCATTCCCAAAAATCACATGGTCCATTAACTCAACCTCCATCAACTTTCCTGCTTTAGACAGCTTTTCCGTTACATCATCATCCTGCCTGCTGGGTTTGACCGCTCCTGACGGATGATTATGCAAAACCACCATTGCCACCGCACAACAAGACAAAGCCTCTTTCAATACCAACCGTACATCCACCACTGTGGAATCAATTCTACCGATTGATATTCTCTTCCTTTTGATTACCTTATGGGAGTGGTTTATAAAAACCACCCAAAATTCCTCCTGTTTCAAATCGGTCATGACAGGATACATATAATTATATATGTCCTTGCTGCTCAATATCTTTTCCGGCTCTTTGTTCTTGCATCTCTTGTATAATTCGATAACGGCTTCGGCTACTTCCCTGCGTGCCGGTGTCAGACTTTCCAAAACTTCTTCAAAAGTCATATTTTCCTGTTTGGAAAATTCCCTACGGTTCGTCACTTTATAAATTAACTCACTCTGATTCAACGCCCTGTAATCTCTATCAAATAATGTATTCATACCCATTTATTTTAATAATGTTCTACCTAAAAAATAACCTCCCAACACTTCAGCACCGAAATTTTCAATCTCGCACGCAAAACGGGCATAAGAAAAGCCACGAGTTATAATATCATCGAAAAGAAGCACCTTTTTTCCGTTGAAAAAATCCCGATTAAACTTAATGATATGCACCGACTCAATATTTTTTCCATTTTGGTTCTCATGAACGGCAAGCCGTTCCCCCTCAATGGTTATCGCCTTGTATGCGTTGGTAGCACCCGTCAAACGGCACACCTCTTCCGCAAATTCCTCATAACGGATAGCATTCGCCACCGCCGTACAGGCAGGAATACAGGCAAATGTTATCGTATCACACAAACTACCGAACTGCGCCCGTATCTGCCTAGCCACCAGTTCCGCCACCTTGCCGCTACGTCTGCCGTCCTTAAAATCCCATATCAATTGCCGTATCTGCCATTCCTTTTCGGTAGCTTCGTACTTTATCGGCAAATAATCGAAAAAAGAGATTATCGGCTTTTGCCACTGTTTCAAATAGTAATCGTTGATTTTCTGTGCCATCATCGTATCATTTAAATTCTTGAACTTGAAGCCCGGAGGGTGTGAGCCTTTAACCTCTTTCTCCCTGCCTGGAGCTTTTTTTTATTCCGTCGCTATCGCTCGGGGTATGTTTCGCCTTTATGCTGCATCAGAAGGTGTTACAGGACACATAAAGACAAGTTTTCAGAAAAACCAACGGCTTGAATACTACCCTTCAGGGTGGAGATTTTTTTCAGAACAGAGCCTGAACTTGGCATGTGGCATGGAACATTTACCTTCGCAGTATAAAGGAGACACATATCACGGGAGAGAGCGGCAAACAAGGGCGACAGGCAGGAAAGAGAGAAAGAGACAAACTACATCAAAAGAACTAACGAGTGTTCTTTTACCGCTGCTATCGTGCGTGCGAAAATCCGGCATTCGGTTATAATGAAAGCATAGCCAGCGGATTTTCGCACGCACGATAGGGTGATAGCATATTGGAAAACAACGAATTACCTTTTAAAAAGTCCTATTTTTACGCTGAAAATTTCAGTTTTCCAGTGCTCAAAAAAATGATTGCCTATTTACCAAGCATTTACAGCCTTTTTCACCCGCATTTTGTGCGGAACTAGCGAAGCGTACCCCCCACCGCGCTAAGCAAAATCTCATAACTTTACAAATCTATCAGCGGAATATGTAACGTACCCATACCGATTTTGCGCCCACCACACCCGTACAGACACAAAAAAAACCGCACGCAACAGGCGCACGGTCATTGGCAGAGATACAGGTAATTACCTCTACAATGCGGAAGTAACAAACAGATTGATATGGGTACGTGGGAATTTCTCACAGCCGATACACAAGGTATCAAACGCATCGGAACCGTCGGTACGCCCCTCAAGCCGATCCTCTTCCGTTTCTGCCAACTTCTCGCCCCGCTTGTCCTTGCCCCCATTGTACACACCTGCCGTCTGGATGGATATCAGCAGATCTTCATTGTTCTGCTCGTTAAAGAAAGGAATAAGATTCGCCTGTCCGGACAACATGCGGTTGATTAGCAGATACTTCTCGATATGCTTCATGGGAGGACCGATATGGACCTCTTCGACCTCCCAACCCCGTTTCTTAAATTCATGGGAGATAACCCATTTGAAGTCCTGGTTATTGACTGCATAATTTGACCCCAAAGCCGTGCTGTCGAAGTAAAAGACGACCTTCTTGCGTTTATGATGGCGATAATACTTACAGAAGTCATCAATCAGTTCGGGCAACTTGCGCTCGTACTTGACGAAAAAGGATTTAAGTACCTTGAGCTTGCGCCCTTCCGGCTGCCCTGCCACCAGCCAGTTGATGTTGGCATTGAAGTCGAAGGCAATGCAGATAGGCAAGCCCGGTTCTACATCGGCATCAGCCAACGAAGTGGGAACCTTGAGCTTGTCAAACTTGTACTCCAAACTGTCAAGATAGGAAAAGTTGGTAGCACTGTACTTGTGACCGGGGCGCAATGAAGAATAGAACCCGTCACGGGCGATGCCTATGCGCTTGCACAGGATAGCCGTCATGAAGGTCAACGGTGGCAGGTCACGTTTCATGTCATTAACCCACTTCTCACCCAACACCTGCATGTTCCAGATACTTGAATACTCCTTGTACATGACCGCCACGGAACGCATCCGGCACAGATCACGTGAAAGGGTACGGAGATAAGAACGCAGATAAGCAGGTATCTCCTTACCTGCCGCAACCAACTTCTTGATTTTATCTTTGGTCTTCCAGATTTCAAAAACAGTGCCCTGTATCACCTCAATCAGCTCGGGATCACACTTCTTCTCATAATCCAGGAACCAAGACCCTTTTTTAGTGACCGGCATATCAGAGGAGATCAACATGCCATGGTGAAAAAAGTGATGCCCGAAGTGCTGCTTGTTACCGCGGTTGGCCGGAAGTGTCTCATCTTTCAGCTGTTCGAAGTCAATAAACTTGGCTTCGTCAATATCCAGCGCATCGTAAGAATGCGAGTTGGATGTACCGCTCCGGTCCTGAGAAATGATATAGCCGATTGATCCGTTATACAAGGATAGAATATTCTCCCAATTATCGGGTTCAAAAATAGGCTCACCCCACCCCCATGACTTCGGCGGCTTGCGACCGACACACCAATGCAGGTCACGTTTGAACCCCCAGTTCTCCCAATGTATCAGCATGGAGGGCAACGTATTAGTCAAGACACGCTTGCAGTTGGCACCGACAAATCCTGTAATGGAACCGGGCATACGCTGCATGTTGCGCAAATTCCATGCCGCATGAATCAATCCTTTCCCGATGCCACGACCACCCACAACCACCGAATCTTTGGCCGCCGTGTACATCACTTCCTGCTGAGGGTCATTAAAGTATTGCTTCATTATTCTTTGGGTTTAGGATTAAAGATATCATCTTCGTTGAACTCAACCTCTTCAAAGTCCACATCTTCAATATCATCAGACCAATATTGTTGAATCTTTGATTTAATTCTATCCCGGACATTAGGAATAGGCTTGATGCCAAGCACGGTCGGATCATCCGTCGGCTCGAAAGGCTGCACTATAATCTTATCATAACCTTTGTCCAAGATGTCTTCTTTATCCAACTGGGTGTATTTGCCATAGTAATTGGCGGCAGCCCCCATGGCGCGCGCATCCTTGATACGCCGGGCCATTTCGAAGGTCTCATCAATCATCTGGCAGAACTTGTAGCGATGGTAATCCTTGGTTGTCTTGGCCAAGTCACCCAACAGACGCTTGATAATGCGTACATCATCGTATGCGGAAGATTTGCTGATCTTGTAACGATACTCCAGTTCCTGCACAATCTCCAGATCTTTTTTGCGCGGGAACTGCAACCAGTAATTATACATATCCCGGAGCCGGATCAACCGCTGTTGAATCAGTTCGGGAATGCCGTCAGCCGTCATCTCGTTGACATCGGCGAACAGATATTTCTCACATACTTCTATCGTAGCAGGTACAGGCATAGTTATTACAGATCTTCGTCAGCGTCCATATTCAACAGATAACCGTTTGTCAGCGACACCGCCAACGGACTGCCCACATTCGCCAGCTCGATCTCCTGTCTACGCAGTTTCAGTGCGGTGGATGCCTTGGCGTGATAATACGCCCTGGAAACAGGCGAATTACGGTCAAGGATATCCAGACGCAACGTGTCCGCATCCACATCAAGCAGCACTGCCATATCGGATATAGGGGTCAGCAGAGCCGCCAGCTCGCTGATCCGATCAAGTTGTTCCGTTGAATAGACCATCCAGTTGTATAGCGTTAGTATTAATCATATGAGCGTAACGCTCTCTCAGTTGTATAAAAACAGCGGGATCGGTTGTGATGATTCCGCTCTCGACACGATTGCCCCTTGTCTGATTCTGTGAGGTGCATATCGACACCTGCCACCTCGCATTTTGAATGAGAATCACTTTTGAATGATTTTCAGACAGGTACACTTCATCGAACACATTGGCAATGAAAGTATAAAGATTGACCGTCTTACGGGATGCTTTCAAGTCCGCCAACATGGTAGCCCGGGTAAGCTGACCGCGCCGCTTCAAGCGATAGATCCGGCGTAGGAACTCTTCGGAAGTGGAAAAGGTGGAGATGTAAATCTCCGCCGGACCAGTCTCGCTCAGAATCATCTCGATGATGTCGAATAGCTGCACGCGGTTATCCAAATACGCTTGCAAGGGTGTTTCGGACAGTGGCCGCAACAGTTGCCTAACCTTTTTCATCGGTTGAGATGGTCACTCCCACCGCCGCCAGTTCCGCTGCCTGTGCCTCATCCACCCCATTACCGGTAGCAACCAGGAAGTCATACCGCTGCTGCACCTTCTGCAACAAGGCAGTAAACTTGCCGGCATCTGTATCCTTCAACTCCGCCAACTTCTTCTTGTTGTCAGACAGATATTTGCGTGCCGCACCCACTTTTTTAGCGATTTCAGCCGGGTCCAGACCGGAAGCATCTTCCGTCTTCGCCCCCGCCACCGGATCACCGGGCTTATAATCATCGTATGCCTGCAGGTTGGCACGATACTTCTTGTCCGCTTCATCAAGCAGCTTCAGGTATTCGTAGCGGTCACAAGCCGGCGCCGACTCCATTCCCTTCAATTGCTCGAACAACTCTTTGATCTTAAACCATAACGCTCCGTTATCCGTCCATAAACGTTGAATCTCAGACGGAAGCCGTTCATGGTCCATACGCCTGCCTTTGGCGACATTCGCCTCCGGGAACTCATCATCCACCTCCAGTACCGGAACACCTCCGTCTATGATCCGTTGTGCGGAAGATATGACCGTGATATTCATCCGTGCGACATCAGATACGGTTTTTCCATCCAAACGGATTTTCAAGTGCTTGCGTAGTTCGTACTCCACCTTATCGGCAAACTTTTCCGGCTTGCGGATTACATTCTGGAACAAAATCTTATTACGGTTCAAGGACAACAACAGAGTGGCACCCGCCACCACATCACGCTCAGAAGGCGGTGTATCCAGATAGTCCTGTATTTTATGAGTCAATTTCTCATCCATATATTAAAATATTAAAAAGTGGCGGCATAGACCAGCCACACCACCACTCCGATTTATAAACTTAAAGAATCAAGGCTCATCCAAAGAAGAATCGCTCCATGCGGAACCGTCCGCACCGGAGATATCCCCATCCTCCGTCTCAATTTTACCCGGATAGAACGGAGCCGGGCACACATCGGTCGCCTCTATCTCAAGCGTGGTACCGGCCTCTCCGGTAACTCCCTCGCCCAATGCCTGGGCGGGCTTGGTCACCGTCTCGAACTCCTCACACCCCATCACACGGAACTTGCCGTTGCGCTGCTGTACAAGATAGACCAGATCATCGGCCATCGCCTGACGGCAGAAACCCGCCGCATCTTCTTCAGTACCCGGATGCTTGATTGTGCATTTGTTCAAAGACGTGGTGCTCGGACGTTCTCCCTGCACCTCGGTAGTCACATTGGATTTGGCGGACAAGGAATTGATCGTAAGCCACTTCTTTTCCGCCGCCATCGTGAAATTACCCTTGTAAGTCGCCAACTCTCCCATGCTTTTCGCCTCTTCGAGTTTGGGCAGTTTGGGCCAAGCTGCAATATTGGATTTCTTCTGAAAGAAAACCTTCGGACGGATGCCCGGAAGCACCGTCTGACCGTCACACCAGTTCAGTGACTGGTAAATATCCGCTGTCGTACAATCTTTTGCCATATCACCTCCTTATTTTAGATCGGGGTTGTGCCGTCAATGGATGCCACCAGCAGACGCTCCTTGGACAAACTCTCGAACTCCACACCGAAAAACATCGTCGCGATAAACTGGAGCACAAATGCCTTGAAGCGTGCCACCTCCACGCTCTCCTCCTCACCGGTCTGGTTAACACCCACCAGCATGTTACGCTTGACCGTCATGTGGATGAACGGACTGTTCTTCTTATTCGCCAATGGCACAATGTTCACATTGTCAAACCCCTCGACATAGTACTGCTTGTATTCACGGTTGTACGGGATCGCCCCTGTAGTGCTCTTGTAGTCCTCACAATAATCGAAGAGCACATGTTTCGGAACAAACAGCTTGACCGAAGACTCCTCGACCAGCATATCGTCAGCTGCCATGCAGACCGCCTTGAGCGTATCGACGGCATTTTCTTTGGTAATCGCCTCAATGACCTTGTAGTTGCCCAACTCTTCAGAAAGTTTTTTGCCATCCAGCTCTTTTTTAGTAATGGTGTCAAAGCCATTAAACAAATCCTTGGAAGTCTCACCCGAATCATTACGGACCGCATTCCACAACACCATGTTCAGATTCTTGCCCAACTGTGCGGTCAGATACGCCAGCACCTTGCGGGTAATTTCGGTATTCTTCAACGCCTCGCCCTTGGTAATATCGGACCCCCACATGGACTGATAAATCTTGTTGGGTGAGAAATTACGCACAACCGAACCGAAGTAGGTGTACAGGGTACGCGGATTGATCACCACCTCACTGTTATCCTCACGGGTTTCGGAGTACGGCCCGAACTGCATGTCACCCGACAGCTCACCCACAGTCTCGGCATAACGGATGCCCGGACGCAGGGTCATGTGCTGCAAAGAACGTGACAGCCCCAATACAGGAATCTGCAACAACTCTTTACGGTACTTGCGAGCACTCTTCTGAAGGTCCTCGCTGGTAATATTCACGCTAACTTGTGCCATATCAAATATAGTCTTTAACTTCGTCATACATGGATGCAGCGGACACCGCATCATTTTTTTCGTCTTCTTTCACACTCGTGGTGGTAGTGTCACCATCGGATTTTTGCAGGTTCTTGATCTGCTCGTCACGCTGTCTGACCAGATCCTTCTGTTCGCCGACCTCCGTTTCAAGTGCATCCAGCCGGTCATTGACAGCCTTAATCTGTTCCTCGGTGAGTATTACCTTGCCATCCGAGTCCTCCAACCCCTCCACATTCAGAAGGGTGTTGATTTTGGTGTAATCTTTTTTCATTTCGGAAACAATAGAAGGGGCGGACTGTTTTTCTTTGGATGAAAACAATCCGTCCAGTTTAGTTAATATTTTGTTTAGTAATTTATGACTATCAGCCGTATCCCGCTCACTCCCGGACGCAACCGGCAAAGGGGACAACCCCAGCATATTGACCTTGCCTTCATAAGCGGCAAGATTGGGCTTATCCTCATCGCCCTCGATGATCTCGTCCACAAAGCCATACTCCAACGCCTCTTGTGCGGTCAGCCATCTGCCCGCCTTCAAAACATCAAGAATATCATCTACCTTTTTGTTGCACTTGGCCGCATACATGTTCGCCAGTACCAGATCGAACTTGTCGTTCTGCAGCTTGTTCTCCTTCAGTTCATCGATGAGCTGTTGGATCTGGTCAGCGTTATACTGCCCCCAGGCATCCACCCAGTTGCTCACCTTGTGCACTAGGAACAGACAATATCTGGAAATGCACACCTTTTTCGCACCCAGTGCTGCAATGGTGGCCGAACTTGCCACCAGCCCATACAGGTAGGCGGTCACGTCTCCATGATCAACAAACTGCTGACGGATATCCAACCCGTCATCAACCGCACCTCCCAAAGAGGAGATGCGGACATTGACAGGCTTGCCTTTCAAGCCTGCCAGCTGATTGCGGACATACTGCTTGGAGTAGCCCCAACGGCCAATGTAATCATCTATGTTCAGGTTATAGGTCATCTTGCTATTTTTTTTGCAAGATTACACTATACCTTATATATATAAAAATACCTAATCCATGATGCGAAGCAAGGGCAGAATACCTGTATAGGTGACCACCATGGCACTTCCGCACCTGGAAGAGGGAGTATCGGGTATAGTATCTGTGGAGGTAATGATGGAATACGGGCGGTCACCTGAACCCAGCATGAAATATTCTCCGGACACAGTTCGAAGCCGGAAGCACAGCTTCTTGTTGCCCACCTCGAACCGTTCAGGCAGGAAAACCGCCAACTTAGATACGAAAACACGCTGTTTGTTCTCGATTTTGTTGCTGACTTCGACCGAAGCCAGTCCGACCATGGGTAACCGGATAAAGTTTGCGACCGGTGGAACCAAGACAAATTGTTTTTTTACAACTGTCATGGCGGCCAGTTCTCGGACTTCACAGTACTCCACGCGGTTGATGTAGTGAATTTCGTTCATAATTGTTCGGTGTTGTTCGCAGTTGTTCGGTGTTGTACAAAAACAGGGGTCTTATCCTCTCTTTTTCTTGTTAAAGAACCTAAAAACATGCCTTTCCGATTATAGGCATTGCGCATCCGGTAGTATTTCTGCCGGACTGTCTCTATGTAGTCAATGTCAATGCCATGCATCTCGCACCAAGCCGCAATTGTCTTGTTCAGCCCCACGGAACTGCTGGTCATATCCCCCAGCTCAGACCAGAGATTGCGCCGGAACAGGTCTTCGATGGATTCAACCACCGCCTCTTTGGCCAACGGTCCCAGGTAATTGTACACCGCCGGGTCTTTCGCCTTGGAATCGGGGATCACAATCGCGACCGTATCATCGGACGGCATTTCAGGCAGTTTGTCCGGTGGCAGCTTCTGCAGGAAGCGCCGTATAACCGAGTTCTCATTGCTTTGTGCCGGAAAACGCACCGGATTGCCCAGCGAATGTGTCAACCACTGAGCCAGGTAACGCTCCAGTTTAATATAAAACACGAAATCTTTCATAATCAAAAGTTTATCTACAAATATACACATTTTCAGTTGTACATAAAAGAGAATTATCTGAAAAATGCGCTTGGAAAAGTGCCCAGGAACAGATTTTCTTGTATTTTAACAACACGTGTGCATTTGCCTAGGAACATATATCAGTATGTTTTTATTGTATCTCCGGTATAGTTTGATTCGCCCAGAAATTTATGCGTTTTTGAAACCCTGCGTTTTCCAATGCCAACATACTGTAAACCATCATATTACAAAGTCACAAAATCAAAAAAGCATTTTGAAACCGGGTACATAATTTTGTAATCTTGCATCTTTGCGCCAACCTACATTTGAGCTGTTACAAACTACAAAAATTTTGTAACCGATCCGCAACCATTTTTGCAACCGACTTGAAACCGACATAATCCCCTATTTCTTAATTATTTATCTTTTCTTTCCTACTTTGGGTACAAAGTTACAAAGTTTTAGTACGAAAAATAGAAAGAGGACGGAGAAACAGCGGGCAACCACGCCATCGGTTGAAAAATGCAAAGGGCCGGTCGGTTATGTATCTTTACATGGTGCAGGAAGAATAGAAAAAGGGCGTGTATGTTCGGTAATGGAACATACACGCCCATGGGCACAATGATACAAGGTTGCAATCATCCAAGTCTTTTTTTTCGGGAGCAGGGGAAAAGCTCCGTCCGACGAATTTTGGTATAGTCAGCATTGAGGTCGTAACATCGCCAATGCCCTTCGCTGCGCATGAATTCGCCAACGGTGACGAGCATCCAGCGTTGCTTGTCTCCATCAGCCCTCAGGTTCATGCGCTGCCCGGGCTGCATCTCGGCCAGGAAGTTATATAGCTTCAGCATATACTTTGACGCCTCTTTGTCGGCCATCAGCGCGTGAACATATTCGTCTGAGCGCTTAATGAGGTCAGAACGGATTTCCGGAGGCATCATCTTCTATGTTTGCATTAAAGTTGAGTTCGTCAATGGTGCTTCCAACCGACTGAAGGTATATCATATCTTCACTCTTGCCGTCAACCTTGCGCGTGATACGGTCGGAACCGTTGCGCATACTCTCCGGATTCAACATTTGAACGTAAGGACATAAGGCTGCAAAGCCCTTGAGCGCCTTGGTAAACCTCTGCATAGACCAAAATGTATTTGTGACCTTTGCAAAATCCTTGAAGTCATCGTATGCCTTTTTGCGGACAATCAACCTGTCTAAGTTGCCACTGTCCTTTGCAAAGTAAGTATTCGCCCACGCCTCGAAATTGTCGCCCATATCCGCCTTGTGCTTGCGCTTCATGATGTTACCCATGGGCGGTTGTATCTTAATACCGGAATGGACGGTGCTCAGATAGAACTGAAGGCAGCGGGCAAAGAAATTCAAGTCGGCATTCCACTCTGATTCTGTGTAATCCGTTTGGGAAAAGAGATTTTTGCCAAAATCATCATAGATTGAACGAGTCTCTAAATAGTCGTTTTCATCAGTTTTTTGGTGATAATAATCAGAAAATACCGTATATATCAACCGGGCATCGGAACTGGAGTCGAAGTTGCCTGGCACGTAATTCGTGCTGAAAGCGAACTTCGGACTGCTCTCAAACTCGATATAGAAAGAATGGTTGTTTTTCGGATTGACTGTCATACCTCCTGTGATACTGTCGTAAAACAAACCGGTATCCAAGTAACGGTGACAGTCATCAACGATGATGAAGTCGGTGTGCTGGTTGACTTGCTCAAACACGTGATTATTGTCCATCAGTTTCGGATTCCGTCCGGACAAGACTACAGTACGAAGAAACTGCTTCAGGGAAGTCAGGAAAAAGGACTTGCCTGAACGCCCATTGCACTGCCCCTCTTCGCCAATCTTGTTGTCCATGGCATACACCGCCCATGCCCGTGAGGGCGACTTGTATCGGTGAAGGTTATAGCCAACCGCGAAGATCTTATTCACGAAATTCTGCTTTTGTTCATGAATCTCTTCGGCACTGAGCAATGGACCGGCCAAGTCGAATTTATGTTCCGCCCGGTAGGCGGCCGCCTGGTCCTGGTCTTTGTCCGCCCACAGTTCTTCTAACTCCTTGCGCCAATGAACACGGCTGGAGTTGATAAGATAATCCATGTAGTGACTGTCATGTGGGTTGACGGTTACATCCCAACTCCCATCAGCTGCCCGTTTAATCGTGAAAGGCTCCGGCAGCACTTTCACCTTGTGGGGGATGATGTTGTTCGTCCAAACATACACACCACCCGCCTCTTTGACCTCTTCGATGCCGGAGCCTGTAATCTTCCAGTTCACATTGTCGAAGAACATGGTCTGGCTGTTGAACGTGTGTGCGGTGAAATTCAGGTCAATCTCATCGAGCATGGACAAGCCGCTGCCTCCGACACGTGGAGAGTCCAGGATCAGATTGCGTATATCGACAGGCAGGAACCGGCGCATGGCATCACTCTTCAGAAACGACACAATGTCGCCCGCCTTGATCTCGCTGACCTTGAATCTGTCCACATGCACATAGCGGGGCGTATCACTATTATCATCCTTCAGAATGTAATAGCCGTTCAGTCTGAGAAAATAATGCAGGTATGACGAGTTGACCGTATAGGTCTTGTTGCCGTTGCGCTGCCCGATTTTCTCCTCCCAGTACTGGGCAGGCATAGCCAGAGCCAGCAAGTTGCGGAAATCCTCATTGGACGGGTGCAGTTCTACATAATCACGGAAGTCCTTGCGCGGCTTGCCCCGGCGGTCACGGTACCGCCCCAAGGATTGGGGCAGCCACACGGTATAAATGTGCAAAAATTCCAAAGCCAGTTCCGTTCCCTTACGGATGCCTGTACCATCAATGTCGGGGATATTATAGAGACGCTTCACGTATTTCATGATCTCTTTTATTTCATCAGGTGTGATCTTTTGCGTCTCACTGTTGAACCACAAGGGATAATACCCCAATGCCCGGACACACAGCGCATCACGCTCACCGGAGCAGATGAACGCCTCTTCGAGCTTCTGCGATATGTAAGGCTTGCCCTCATTGGCCGGATCATCAAAAAACTGCGTTTCTTGTGAAGCGTTCCATTTTGCCCAAGCGGCCTTCAGCTCGTACAGTCCATTGGTATAATACCGGGGCTTGACGCCATCAGGCGTATAGCTGAATCGCCACTGTTTGTCCGGATTCAACGGCTCATAAATCTTGTAGAAAGATTTTTCGCTCTCCGGCTTGCCGTCCGCTCCGGGAATGACACACTGACGCATCAGAATCGGGTAAGTCGGTGTGGTGTATTTGGTGGTCACCTCACGGTTCTTGACGTAGCTGATTGACTTTGCCACATGCCAGTGCAACGCATCGCAATGCTCCTGTTTCACACGAGGGCCCAGTATGGCAAGCTGCTCAGGAGTGAACGCTTCTTCAAGTTCGAAGAACCGGGAACCTTCAGCTTCATCAGCCGAAGCCGGCCTCTTGCGGATATCAGGCTTGTTGACTGAATGCTTCAGTTCGTCGGAAACATTATAGCGCGCAGCCAGCAAGACAACGGCCTCGCCAAAACTGACGTGCTCCTCCCTCATGCAAATATCAATCGGGCTGATAGCCGTTCCCTGGTCACCAAAATCGGTCACCTTGTAACAATCACCGTATTTGCGAATGCATGCGGACGCATCGTCTTCGTCCGGACGAATCTTAAATTTCTTACGGTTGTCAACACATCCCTCGGCCTGTGGATAATAATACAAAATGATATCCAAACCGTCATGAGAAGCGGCATATATATCTGAAGCTTTTATCATAGAGTCTTATATTAGCGGTACAAAATTACAGAGTTGCATTTTTTTCGGAAAGACCGGCTCCTCCCTTTGTCCTCAGGGGAATGTCATAGTCTCTCTTGCGGATGTTATGCGTGCCTGCATAGCAGCGTCCGTACCCGTCCCAAAACGCGCGCCTGCCTGTCGGAATCCGGCACATCACTCCATTCACCAGTTTTCTTCTGGACACGCGAATGGTGCCTGTCACCTTACGAACCTCACCGGAATGGCTGGTGAGGAAGAACCAGGAGAAGGACACCCCCTCGGGTTGTGCCTGCTCCCATTCCCGGATAGTATATAGCCTGTATTGATTCACCATCAGAACTTTGTTTTTAGTGATTCTATAAAACAACCCATCACACGCATGTGTACACCTTTGTGCTCTTTCAGATTTTCAGGACTGCCGGTTATTGTGATCTTTATCTCTTCACCAGCCCAATCTATATGTAGCGAGGCGACCAATGTCTGCGTGCCGTCTTCCACAGTAACCGTAACCGTTTCTTTGACCGGAAGAAGTTCTTCAGCCAGCACCCATCTGCCCTCCCGTTCTCCTGGCCTGCACACTTCATAACGGATGTGCTTTTTTCCATTCAACACAAAGAATGTACTGTCTGCTATGGTAGCAATGGTGTTATCGTTCAGTCTCACCTTTTGTCCTTTTTTCATAAGTTCTCCTTTCTAATCTTTTTATTTTCTAGTATTTCAATACATTTTTTTACTCCAGCATCAAATCCTTCCCCATAGTTCTTGATATGCTCACCTGAAACATATATAGTCATTGACAGCCAAAAGAGCAGGATGCCTACGGCCTTATACCAACAAGGTAACGAGACGGAAAACGGTTTGAATGTTATTGTAAGTTCACCAACCCCTAATAGACCTATTATGAGTATGGCTGTAAATAAGATTGTTTTCATTTTTAATCAGTTTTGAATCAAACTAGGCCGGCCCACTCATTAATCGTAGCATTCAAAGCCCCCATAACAAGCATCTTGTCACTTTCATCATACTCCATCAGCACCTCCACCGTCCGGTAACCATTACAATCATCGAATTCTTTTCCTGTCTGAATATTGACAGGAAGATCATTCTCATGGACTGCTTCAAGCCACGCCTCGAGCAATCCTTTGTTCATTTCCACTTTATCACTTTTCATAATCTTTATTTCATTTGATTTTGATGCCAGCAGGCAATCAACTCGCCCACGTTACGCACCTTAATTTTTGCTTTGATATTTTCTCTATGCCGATTAACGGTACAAGGTGATATGTGCAATTCTGCTGCGATATCATCCGTCTGGTAGTTGGATGCTATCAACCGGAACACTTCCATCTCACGTTCTGTCAATGAAGTATTCAACTCAGGACGACATATCACCCCCTCATGTTCACACTCGCCCCGAAGAGGACATTTGACTTCTTCAAACACAAACTGGCCATCTTTATTAATATCCAGATCATGCTGATCGTACTCGCCAAAATTGCAGCGTATGAACCGGTGCACCACGCGGAACTCGTAATACCGGCGATTCATGGTACTGCCAGAATAAAGTTTCATCAACCGGGTATGCGCTTTAGGATATCGGTCTCGAATAACCGACAATATATACTCTATCATCGAACGGTTGTCCTCACCTAAAATAACAGCCGGCTGATTCAACTCCTTCATCATGACCTCTCCCTCAGGCGTATTGTAAAATTCTATATTAGCAATGTCAACCGTCATATCACATTCATTAAAAGTTTTTTGAGCAACTTGCCCTCCAATGGTTTGAAAGAATTAGTAGCAAGTTTCTTGTAAAACGAGGGCAAAGACAATCCGCTTTGAAGAAGAAACTCTTCTCTCACCTCGGCTTTGTCTTCTATTGAAAGTTTTTCATAGTGGTACTTAAATACCATTTCTTGCTGTTTTTCTTTTTTTCTCATAATTCTTATTTTTTTTATTATTATATTTATACTGCAAAGGTGTAGAAAACTAATCTTTTAAACAAGTATTCTACCCTTTATTCTACATAAAGAATACTTATTTATACCAAATACAAACTATAAAATATGTTTAATGGATTAAAAATCAATAAGTTATTAGAAGAAAAAGGGGTAACAAAGGTATCTCTTTTCACCTCTATAGGAATATCAAAGAAAGGACTTGATGATATAATCAATGGAACCCATGTGCCTAAAGTTAGCTATATAGAAGCAATAGCAGATTTTTTCAAAGTGCCTATTGATTATTTTTTTGATAGAGATGTAGATTTAGGGGTAAATATCGGACACCAAATAAAAGGAAATGGTAATAAGGTATCTGGCAATATCACCCTAAGCGAATGTCAGAAGGAAATAGAACATTTAAAGGAATTGTTAAAAGAAAAAGAAAGAACTATTCAAATATTGATGGATAAAACGTAAAGAAAATACATTTAAAAAAACAGACAAATTTCAGACATATTATTAACCACTGCGATTATGTAGTACATCGACAATCAGCAAACAGACAGGATAGAATCAAACCTTTACATTTCGAGCCTCTCCTCCCGTGCAAAAAAGATTATTCAATGCCACGCCATTGGATAATCTTTTTTTATATCTTCTACTTTCTTAAGGAATTTGCAAAAGTTTATGAGTTTGTAGGCTCAACCGCCACTCTGGATGTTGCAAAATGTAAGCAATCACTTCTTCTGTATTAGCACAAGAACAAGGCTGCAAAAAATAATGACTGGCAGACAAATCCAAATAAGCAGAAACATCTTGTCCCACATAAACCACTTTCACCTCATCTATACGATCTAGATTTATTTTCGCCCCTTCTTTAGGGGAACAAGTAACCCAATCTATATTTTCAGGCAGCAGACAAGTGCCGTTTGTCTCAATACAAACATACTTCCCTTCATGATGCAATGCATCAACTAACTTTTCATCAATCCACAATCCTGGCTCACCACCAGTCAGTATTACTACCTGGGTCGAATATTTTGCCACTTCCATCACAATATCCTCATCACTCATCAATGTACCTTCTTCATGCTGAGTATCGCAAAAAGGACATCTCAAATTGCACCCGGAAAAACGTACAAAAACGGCAGGTATTCCAGTATGATACCCCTCCCCCTGTAAGCTGTAAAATATTTCATTAATCCTTCTCAT